TATCCATTAATTGTATGGCAGTCTTTAACACTTCAACATACTCTTTATAAACTTTACCCTTTGCAATAAAAAAGTTTCCATAAATAGTGTGCTTAGGTTCTTTAACTTCTAAATTTAACTCCTTGCATATTACTTTAAACAACTTCATAAAACCTTTATGGTTCTTTTCTGTAAACTCTAAATATGGTTCGGGAAGTGGCTGACAAATATTTATGATGTCGTATCTCTTAAAATGTTTTTTTACCAACTCATTGTATAAAGTGTTCTTAGTGTGTCCTGTTTTATAATTAAATTTCCATGAAAACACTCCATAGTACTTATCGTCTGTAAAGGTCTTTGATAATTCAATCATAGGGTTATACTCGAATAGGTAAGATTGTTGCTCTACGCTCTTTATATGGCTATTGTCGTACTCTTTTTTAAAGTAATGATGCTGACCTTTGTCATAAACTATTGATGTAACTTCTACATCTACTAATTCTATTGGTGTGAAGTCTATTGTTTTCATATCTTGTTTTTAAAATAATCTTTAAGGTATTGTTCGTATTCTCTTACCGCCTTGCGAACTTCAAAGTAAGGTAGTTTAATTTGCCTCTGAGCCTTTAAAATGTTTCCTTTGTGAGTTATTAAGATGTCGTAAATATTTGCCCAATACATTCGTTTGAAATCGTTTTTGTCTTGATTGACTTTCTCGCTTAACTTATCTAAGGCAAACTCAAAGTATTCCTTGTACTCTATTTCGCTCTTTGGGTTTTCAATACCAACTAAACTTAATCCACTTACCATTAAACTATCTTTCTTGATGTTGTTCTTAAATGAATTATAAGCACATTGAATTGAGTAAGCAATCATGTTTGTATTTTCTAATTCTGTTTTGTGAATTATTCGCTCGATAACTATTGACCTTAACTCTTCCCAATCTTGTCCGTATAATTTCTTGCATACTTTAATAAGGTCAGGCGAATTGTAAATGGCTAATATGTTATCATCAGTTAACACCTATTTTAATTGGCTTTTAATAGCTTGTATATTATCGCTTAATAGTTTCCCTACAAATAAGTATTTCTTATCCTGTGATACACTCTCAGGGGCTAATTCGTTTATCACTGAGTTAGGGATAGTAATTAAGATTTGACCTTTCTTGTCTATCCAATTCATCGGCTTACGACCGCAGTTCTTTTTGTTGTTTATCTTTTTCATCACATTGCAAATCTAATATATTTTTTGTTTATTTTATAACTAATTATAAACAATATTGACACATCCTTTTTATTAAATAAGTCAACATCGTTTATAAGGCAGTTATAATCCATTTGTTAATTGTATCTTAACCCTGTTCTTAATTTGCATATACCTTACCCATAACTCAAATGACTTGCACTCTTTAGCTATTGTAGTATTTAACTTAACCACTTCTTTAGGGGTTATTAGTTCCCCGAATATTGCTGACTCACTCATAATTGTATTTTACTTATTATTTCGTTGTAATCCTGTCTAAATTGTCTATCGGTCTTGTGTAAGTCATCAAACTTTTTTACAGCATATATAACTGTTGAATGGTCATGGTTACATATAAATGTGGCTAATACTTTTAAAGACAAAGTAGTATGCTCTCTCATGTACTTGTAAAAGAAAAACCTCCCTTGCACAAAGTTGCGCTCTCTTGAATGACTTTTGATGTCTATATGATAATACTCATTGATTGTATTTAGTAATGTATCTGCTAACATATTATAGTCTACAAATATTTTAGCTTTGACTTCCTGTTTAGTATCGTCTGTATAATGTAATTGACTTAATGCTTTACGATGTACACGAGCCTCTTGTAATGCTTTGTAATAGCTTTGACGATGGAACTCTCTCTTCCTATCTAATTGGGTTATAGTGTGTCTGCTTTGGTTCATAGTTGTGTTTCTATAAATTGGTGGAATTGTGGGTAGTCAGTTAGCTTGTTTTCAAAGTTCGCTTTCTGAACATTGTTAAGTTTATACATTTGGTCAGGTGTTCCTACATTGTCAAGGATAACTACATCAAGGCTAACTGCCTCTACTTTTACTTTGTTATCTTCTTTGTAGGCAGAAACAAATCCGCTTACCTTGTAGGTCATGTGACCTAATGCACAATGTAGGTCTTTAAGTTCTATTACTTTTGTCATGTTGTTTTAAATAATTAGTACAAAGATAGGGTTACATTCCATATAAACAAGATATTTTTTAAATTATTTTTAAAATAGTCTACAACCCTTGTGTTTATTAGGTATTACGACTTATAAATATTTATAAATCGGTTAAATTCTACCCTCAATTCTACCCTTTTTACAACTGAACGAGGGTTAAAAACATCATTATTTTGCTCAATCAATAATTTTTTTACAACTTTGGTCTTAATAATTGCCTCTTTTATTTCCTCAATCGATAGTTTTAATGTCGGATACTTCAATCGTTGTTCCTCAATTAAGTCTATAATGTCGAATTTAACCAACTGCTCACGATAGTTTAGTAGGTTTCCTGAGTTGTGCATATTATCTCTTATTGATTGACTCCATAAGTTAAGTAGATTGAACCTAAGTGCAGGAGTTGAACCAACGGAATAGAAGTGCCCTGCTTGGTCATCTGTTCTGTAAGGTCTGCCACTACTTATACATGGGCAATCCTTATCTATTAACCTTGCTATTGAGTTTATCTGTGCCTGTAATATCTTTTTCCAATAACTTAAATTCTCTAACTCCTTTAATTTAGCTTTGTTTTCTTTTCGCTTTTGGTTTGCCTCTGTCATCTTTACTTTTGGTAGGTGTATCTTTGAGTATTCAATAGCACATAAGCCCCCACAAACCATTTGAAGTGGCTTAGTGGGGGTGTATTTAGTTTTACATATCTTACATAGTTTTAGTTTCATTAAAATAAAGTAAGTGTAGATTTCTTTTCTAAATCAAATGCCCTATGATTTGCTACATTCAATTTAAAGTAACTTTCTTTTAATTCGATACTGATTGATTTTCTATTCATCTTAATTGCTGAGCAACCCTCTGAACCAATGCCGCCAAATGGACTAAATATAGTTTCTCCCTCATTTGAATATAAATGTATAATCCTTTCAATCGTATCTAATTGTAACGGGCAAATATGTTTCTCATCATTTCCATCACGCCCTGAGCGATATTGCAAAGTTCTTGAATAGTCAATATCATACCATACAGGACTTGCATATTTCTGCCATAAATCAACGGGCAAATAATCTGACTTTGAATGGTCTTTATCTTGATGGGTTATTGGTGTTTCATTATCTCCCTCATTTCTAAAAAATAAAATATAATCGGGAATACCTACTCTTGTCATTGAACTATCTTTTTTAATGGTCTTATGTAACAATCCTAATGCCTTTGTTCTTTGCATTTCTGTAACAGGGTTCTTCCATATTGTAGTCCTTGAATGATAAATAAATCCTTGACTTTGAAACCAATCTATTATCATACCGCTAAAATCTCTTAATCCAATATAACCCTCTTTCCCTTTTTGAATTGGTAAGTCCATGCAATGAATAGCACATATCCTGCCACTTTTTAAAACTCTTTTTAACTCAGGGATTAAAAATTTAAAATGTTTTTCAAATTGATTATAATCTGATACATTGCCCATGTCCTCTTCTTTATCTGAGTAAACATACAACTCTGCAAATGGTGGACTAAATACCACTAAATCGGCTGAGTTGTCTTTTAGCTTTGCAGTTTCCTGTACGCAATCGCCATTAATTAAATGGTAATTATCTGTTTTTATTTCTTTGTTGTCTATCATTATTTTGTTGTTATTGATTGAATAATTTGTATCGCTTGAGTATTTTGCCATTTCTTTAATCATTTGATTGTGGCGTTCTTGTTTTTCTAATATTGTCTTTCTTACGTTTCTTTGACTTTCAGGGATTAATAAATGTACCTTTACCTTTTCTTTTTGTCCAAACCTATAACATCTTCTAACCGCTTGATAAAATGACTCAAATTTAAAGTCATAAGATGTGAATATCATATTATGACAATTTTGATAATTCATACCAAAACTAGCTATTGAGGTTTTTGTAATTAAATTTTGAAATTGATTTTTTGCAAATCCATTTAAATGTTTTGCTTTGTATTCGGGTGTATCTGAACCCTGAACATTTATGCTATTATTAATTACTTTGTTTAATTGGTTTGCCTCCTCATTGCCTAATGTCCACAATATCCATTGCTCGTCTGAGTTATTAACTAATTCTACTGCCTTAGTTATTCGGGCATCTATTGACCTTTTTAAATCCCTGTGTAAATCAGTTGCACTAACTGCCACATCTCCAAATAGATTTTCGCTTGTATTCTCTACATCTATAATATGTTCTATAAATTCAATCTCAGGCAAATCATATCCGCAATGTTCAAATCCTAATGTTAAAGGTGTATCACACGCCATTGACCATGTACATACATATTTCCAAAACGGGTCTGCTGCATGTTTTCTTAATCTCCATTTTGATGTTTCGCCACCATCATGAACAAAGTACATTGCTAACATTTCTAAGTAGCTCATTGCCCCTAAAAATTCACTATGCTGACCTAACTCCATATGGTCATTTGGCGATGGGGTTGCAGTACATGCTAACTTATAAGGGGTGTTTTTAAATGACTGAATTATTAATGCTGATAGTTTGCCATCTCTACCTTTTAATATTGAACTTTCATCAAGTACAACCCCTGCATAAATTGAACAATCTATATTTTTTAATTGGTCATAGTTTGTAATATCAAAACAATCTAATGATATATTAAACTTAATTGCCTCGTCTTTTGTTTGTTCTACAACTGCCAAAGGTGCTAATATTAAAACCTTTTTATTAGTCTGATTATAAACCGCCTCACTCCATGCTAATTGCATTAAAGTCTTACCTAATCCACAATCAAAAAATAATGCAAACCTGCCCTTTTTTAATGCTGAGGCAACCGCATACTTTTGAAAATCGAATAAGTTTGGATTAAGTGTTTCTACATTTACATCAAATCCGCTTTCAATAAATGTCTTTTGTTTTTCTTTTAAAAATTCTTGATACTGAGTATTCATTTTGTTGTTTTTATTAATTGTTTTTCTTTATTTTTAATCTGTATAACTATCTTGTAACTGACTCATCAAATCCTCATTCGCTAATTCTGCAATCTCTTCAAATAGTAAACTATCCGCTAAGAAAGGTATTTGCATTTCTAATTTAGTGACTTTGTTTCTTTGCTTGTAAACTTCCAATGTAGTTACTACTTTGACTATTTCTGCCATTGGTAAGCCATCGTCATCTTTGCCTCGTGTGTAGTAGATTTCGCAATCCATTTCGATGCAGTCTACAAATTTTTCGGTTGAGTATATTGTTTTTTTCATGTTTGCAAATATATTATTTATTTTTTAAATTCCAAATTATTTTTTTACATAGAAGTCAGACTCATGTCTTATAACCTCACGCTCATTAGTTACCCAATTAACTTCTTTAAGTTTTAAGTACCTTTGGCGACCTACTAACTGACTATAAAAAAACTCATCACTATCCATTAAACTTGCTGAGCCTTGCATCTGAAAGGCAACATCTATTAAATGGTGGTTACTTTCAACTGCATCTATGATTTCCATACACACTGACTCATCTCTTTCTATCTCATGAATAAAGTATCTATCTTCTAAGGGGAATGGGTACTCAGTCCAATTATCTTCGCCCCATTGCTCAGGCTTAGTTAGATAGTTGATTAAATAGCCTTTATTTACATTTAGAGCCATCATTTGAGTATGGACTTGTAGATAGTATTTCTTTGCAAGTTTGTCGTTCTGTTCCACAAAGTTAAAGATATTAAATTGACACTTAGCATCACCAACCCAATCACTCCCCAAAGCATCAGGAGTTGCCCCTAACTTGTCATTCACTTTGTAAAATATTTGACTACCAACTTCGTTTAAGTTTGCTTTGCCTCCATGCTTTGATATTAAGATGTCTATTGCTGACCTTTCATTCACTATTCCATGTTCCATTGCTTTAGTGCTAACTTCCTTTTTTAACCCATGTAAATCTAAAGCTATGTCAAAGATATAGTTTAGTTTAGTTTTGCCTGTGCCACCTGCAAGCAAGTCGCTTATTCGACTTGCGGTGAACATTCCTTTTCTATCCATTGATTTGTATTCTTTTTTTAGTGAATAGTGCCTTTGCTTTGTTTTTCTCTGATGGTTCTAATACATCGTATAACATTTGCAATTCGTCTAAGGTAGTACAACTATCAACCTTAATTTGAATAGCTGATAAATCAACCTCAGTTTCTACCATTGGCAAGTCCTCCCCTGCATAGATGTAAGAACCTAATCCAAACATAGCTAAATTTTTAGTTAAACATCTCATTATTGCGGTGTTTATGTCAAACATTGTAGCAGGTTGTATGTCCTTATTGAACTTCTGATAAACTATGTGACGTTGCGCTCGGTTCATGTTATCCATTACAGGCAACTGCATCGGGATAGTTTCGCCCTCAATCGTTACTTCGGTCTGAACTAAGTACCCTAAGTGTTCATCGAATAGATAAGGCTTACCATCAAAGTTTACTACTCTGTAATTTGCTGAGGGATAAACCTTTTTAACTTCCGACCAAGCCCATATCCATGAGAGATAAGTTAGTCCGTTTTTCTTTTCTACTTTACCATTGCAGTCTATTGCTGCTAAGGTATTAAATACTGACTTACTCACTGATTACCTCCTCTCTGTGTATTACTTCTACCTTAGTGTTCTTCTTAATCTCTTCTAACTTATGCTGAGCTAACTCAATACTAAAAGCCATTGATACATAGTCGTTATTCTTGTAGATGTAGTAACCCCATTCACTGATATTGTTTGAATACTCTCTACGAATTTCATAAACATCTACTTTTTGTTGAGGTGTTAAGGTTTCTTTTAACTCAGTTAGTAACTCGATTAAGAAGTCAGGTGTGTAGTTTACCTCCATTTCTTGATTGTTGAGGTCATTGTTAGCTTTTGTCAAAGCCTTGTCGATTAGTTGGATTGTTTGTTGCATATTGTTTAATTGTTTTTTAAAGTGGGAGGGTTGCCCCTCCCTTTGGTTTATTTTAAAGAATTGTAAAATTTAATATCTCTTGTAATCATTCTTTTTGCCATGTGAATATTTGTGTTGATATAATTACAACCATTAAAGGTAAAAGTATAAAACCCATTTTCTAATGAAATTTCAATTCCTTTGTAAATAATTTTTTCTGTATTTTTTAATTCGTTATTCATAGAGCAAAGATAATAGTTATTTTGATATAAAAAAATTATTTTTTAAATTATTTTTATTTTTAAGGTAACTTACTGATTAATAATAACATAAATTTTATATTTTGTTCTGTTAATTGCCCACTTTCAAACAAATAATTAAGATAATTGTAGTCATAGTGAGTTGCTTTACCATCTTTAAATACATAAATTAGGTTGTTTTGTTGCTGAATTTGGCAATCGGGTAGCTCTTTTTTGAGTAGTTGTATTATATCCATTGTTCTGTTATTTGGTCTTGTGTATGATAGTATCGTCCTGAGGGTACATCGTAGTTTAAACTTATTGAACCAACTTCGCCCCAATGTGAAAACTTTACTTTGTTGATTATTACTTGTGTTTGTTGCGTTTCAAAGTCACGATATACGCTTATTCCATTATCTGACTTATTAAAGAAGTTTGCTGAACCTGAGCAATCGTATAAAGTTGGTATTTCATACTTAGCACTATCTTTTTGTTTTCGCATCTTAGTCGGGTGTACTACTATAAAAGCGTGGATGTTTTCAGTTTCGCAAAATAACCCTATCTTATCCAATGTTTCGCCTACATAGTCCGTTTCACTTTTGCCACCTCTTCTATGTTCTAACTTATTCCACGCATCTATAACAAAGTAATCAATACCATGCTTGTCTTTTAATTGTCTAATCCTGTCTAACATTGTTTCAATAGTAAAATCCTTTTCAGGTTTTACAAACCAAATGTTTTCATTTAGTATTGCTGAGGCTTGGCTTATTTCTTTAGGACTTATTTTGTAATGTCCCTCCCACGCTTTGCCCATTACCTTTCTAATCATTTTACTAACGTGCAATTCAGTAGGTTTATTTTCAGGACTATAAAAACAACCTTTCCACCCTCCATGCTTTAAAAGTTTAAGGCAAATAAAATCTAAAAAATCGGACTTACCATGTCCAGGAATGCCTGTTATCGTGGTTATATATCCTTTGACAAACTGCAAATTAAAACCAAACAAATCAATACCAATACCTTTTTCTAATCCATTAAAATAAAGGTTTTCTAAATCTTGATATATGTCTTGAATTGTAAACACTCCCTCAAGTGGAAAATCTTGTATATTTTCGCATGACTTTCTAAATGTGTTTATATCGTTTGCCTTATAAAAATCGTTTGCATCTTTGTAACCCTCAAATTCTAAGTAGCTACATTTGTGCAACCCTAATCTATGGCTTAAATCTTTTCTAAGTTGTAAACCTGCGGCATCATTATCAACTGCAATTACAAACTTTTTAACGTGGCTTATCTTGTCCCATGAATTACTTATGTAGTCCATTTTATTTGAGTTAAGATTTGCACCATTTGGCACACTAACAACATTTAAAATTCCACATTCTAAAAATGTAAGACAATCTATTTCGCCCTCCACAATAAAAAGTATTTCTGTCTTATCGTGGACATTATCTAAATTGTAAAGGATTAACTCCCCATCTTTAAACAATTTAAACTCTTTGTCTTTGCCCCTGTACTTTACGTTTACAAGTTGACTATCTCTAAAATAATTAAACTGAATTGTGTTTATTTCTTTTGCTGACTTTGGCATCCACTCTAACCCCTCAGTAATTTTATATTTTAGCAAAGTAGGTTGTGATATTTTTCTACTCTCAAAGTATCTAACAACATCATTACTTAATTGTGTTTTATTTGCCCACTGAGGTACTTTGTATTCAGTCTTTACTATCTTACCTAATGCACCCTTATATGAGCAGTGATGACAAAACCATGTTTGCTTATCTAAATTTACACTTAGACATTTATCGGTTTTCTTTTTGCGTTCGTGTGAGCAACTTGGACAGGTTGTTTGAACTTCGCCCGTTGTTTTATTGTACGGGATATTTATATTATAATCTGAGTATTGCATCTTAGTATGGTATTATTAATTTTTGTCCTGAGGGTGTAAATCGTTCTTTGGGCTGTTCGTTTAATTCATTTTTTATCCATTCTGAACTAAACCCTCCCCAACTTTTTTCAACTGCAATTTTAATACATTCATTTGAACTTAATCCACTTTTTTGTATTTCATTTTTAATCTTAATAAAAGCAGTTTCTGTATTAGTTAGTTTTTTATTCTTTCTAACCTTTAACCATTCAGTAATAATTTTAGGTTCTATTCCTAAATTAATTAAAGCAGTTTTAAAAACAAAAACATTCGATTCTTCTTGTTCTTCTTCTTGTTCTTCTTCTTGTTCTTCTTCTTGTTCTTCTTGTAGATGTGTATCTATACTCTTTACATACTCTATCAATAGAGTATCTTTAACTAAAGAAAACTCTTTGTTTATACAGGATTGAACCTTTGGCGATGTACTGCCATTATATTTTAGCCAATTTCCTAATGCTAACTCCTTAGTATCATCATTATACTTTATTTTACCTTTAGAAATAAAGTATTTTAATAGTATAGATACTTTATCAATAGAGTATCCTAAATCAAATGCTATTTGTTTTTTTGTAATTTCATAAACACCACATTGTCGTGTTCTTTCATTTGTCATTAAGTAGATATAAAACAATTTTTTATCATTGTCTAAATCACTAATAAAGCTATCACTCCAAAATGAGGTGTGAACTTTTCTAAATATTGCCATTTTTGTAAAATAAAAAAACCTCAATCCCAAGTGCAGTGCATTGCAACTTGGAACGAGGTTTAAGGTCTTTGTTTATTATTAATGGTCATGCACTACCATTTAAACACTTTGCAAATATAACTAAACTTTTTAAATATCCAAACTTTTTTTTATTTATTTTTTGAAACTAATATAAATACCTACTAAAATCATCACGAATGCAAACCAAATCCACTTAGTCCATTGAGGGATTTCTTTTTTAGTGATGACCTTATTAACTCTGTAAAATTCTTTTATTATAGTATCTTTAGTAATGGTTTGCCATAACTCTTTAGTCTTCCACCTGATTATCGTCTTTACTTTAACCCCTCCACTATCTACAAATAAAGTATCAAATTCATTATTAGTTTTGAATTGTACGAAAGTATCGTACACCTGACCGAAAGTAGTATCGTAAAACTTAATTGTATCGTTTTTAAAGCACTTTAATGCTATTGCCTTACGACTTACCCTTTCACACTTTTTTTGTACGTTACAAGACGATAAAATTAATGCAATAATACTTATAAGAATTAATGCCTTAATAAATGTTTTTAAATAAATATTCATTTTAATTTTAATTGCGCAATAACAAAGTTAAGAACACCAACTAATACAAGTATAATCCCCTTAATAGTTTGTTTTATAGTTTCTTCAAATGGAAACATTTCTATTGCCTTACTCTCTTCAATAGCAATTACACATAGATATACGATGTTGAGTATTCCTAATATTTTAGTTTTTTTATTTAGTTTCATAAAGTGTTAATTGATTTATATTCCTCACTTGCTGAAAAACATGGGCAAATTTTAACCCACTCCCCTTTAGTTATTTTACCATCTTTGTTTAAATCAGGACTTAAATCTCTGTGACCTAATATAAAGGCTTTACGATACTTTAATTTATACTCTTGTAGGATTACCCTCAATGTTACTTTTTGTGCCTCTGTGCGTGTATCTATGCCTTTTAAACCGCCTTTATAACATATATGTATAGAGTGATGGTTATGTCCTTTAACTCCGTTAGTCGGATTAATATCTTCTGACAATCTTTCCCAAGTTCCATCCTCATTTATAATAATGTGATAACCTACTGAGTTCCATTTTAAAACTCTTTTCCAATAGTCTTTTATTGACTCTGTTTTTTGATTAGGTTGTCCTGCGGTGCAATGAACAACTATAAATTTAATATCTCTCATATTCTTTTTATTAATGGTTTTAAAAAGTAAAGTAATATTCCTGCACAAAGGCACTCTACAAAGAATGTCAGCACAAAGAAAGTCAAGCCAATAATGACTAACATAAATGTGAGGTTCGCTAAAAATTCAATTATTTCATTTATAAAGTAATTCATGGGTTATTCCGTAATAATTCCTCAATTCTTGATTTCTCGCAATTTAATAATTTAATTTCTAAATTCTCAATTTGTTTTTCAAGTTTAATTCTCATTTCTTTTTGCTCTAACTTTAATTCATCTTTAAGCCTGTCATAAGCATTGTACTGCAAATAAATAACCGCACCCAAAAGTATAGCTATTAAGCCTTGTTTCTTTAAACTATCAAATAAAAATTGCCAATCAAATATCATCTGTATCTATCGTCTAATTTAATTATCATCAGTATTATCTGCAACCATTTTTTTAGGCGGATTTTCATCAGTTTCTATGCTTTTTATACTATGGTTATTATCTAACAAATGTAATATAAAATCTAAAACTTTCCCAATATATGACAATTTACCCATTAATTTATTTTTACCAAGTACACTACTAATGGTTTCATCAGGGTTTCCGAACTTATGACCGCCTGTTTTTATCATCACATCATTGAATAATTTAGCTAAAAAACTATTTGCGTGTTGGTCAGTAGCTAAAGCGCATCTAAATAAATATTCATCTAATGAGTGCCACCCACTTTTAATAAGGGTTAAAACAACTGAGTACAAAAAAGCAATAGGGTAAATAACCCCTGCTAAAAATATTGATACTAAAAATAAAATAAGTCCTATCATAATATAACTAAATTATTGTTTATTACTTGAAGTTCTACATAGTCCCATAATGGCATTAAGGCACGTTTCAATGCCACATAATTTCCTGAGTCTAACTCTGCCCTAAATTCCTCCCACATAAAATAAGCTAAATTAACTACCTTATCTTGATTGTGAGTGTCTAAAGGTATTTCAAATCCACTCAAAACAAACTTATTATCAGGGAATGCCCATTGATATATCTCAGGAATTTCAACTGCATAAGGGCTTAGTGGTGGTGGTGTGTAGTCTACTTGAAATGCACTTGCATCTAAATCTACAATTTCATATGTTAGGGGTTCAAATATCTCAGAAAATTCATTTAAAGCATTTTCACTTGTTGCAAATTTGCCTATATATTGACCTGATAAAATAGGAGATGCGTAAAAAACTAAATTCCCTTTTTTAGTTAAATTATATTGATTAGTATTAATTATTATCATGCTTGTTGTCTATTTAATTCTAAGTTAAAATCTTGAACCCTCGTATTAAAGTTAGTTAATTGTGCATCTGTTAATCCTGTGCCAAACCAAAAACCTGAGTATGTCCTTGCAGCGAGTAGTGTGTAACCTGATAAACCCGAATTTATTGCTGCACCTAATGTTAAAGGTAAAGTATTAGGTAGTGCTGATTGACCATCAGCAGTTGTAGTTAAGCTAATTAAATTGGTTGTATTTCTTATTGACTTATATGCGCTACCAAATCTATTAACAATAAAAAAAGATGTATCTGCACCTGTATAAGCAACTGCTTGTGCGGAAAATATACCACATCTATGATTAGATGTAGAATATTTAATACTTAAATGAATCCCTGAATTTAATGCTGCATAATAACCAATATCTACTGTGTTAGCAGTTGATGTTCCCCCTTGTGAATAACAACCAAAATTAAACTCATAACCTGTTTTAAATTGTCTTGGATTTGCATTAACATAAGCAGCATTTGAACTTCCATTCATAACTACTCCTAATTCATTGTGTGTTGGACTACCAACAAAATAAAGAATATCTTGCTCAAATGTTGTAGGATTTTTTAAGTTCCATTTATGCTTAGCGGCAGTACCACCTACAAATGGGAAAAAACAATATAACTTATCCCATATACCATCTGTAATTAATCCATCTACTAAATTAGTTATTGCTGTTCTCGCCTCTGCATCAGTATAGCCACTTGTTGACCAATCTGTTTCCTTGCTTAAAAAAAAGTCTGCATAATCATAACTTTTCCAATTTAATGTAGTGTTTGCACTTACTGAATTTGTAGGTAAAACATTACCAAATCTATCGGTTGTATCTATGTCATAAGAACCTCCACCTGAAGGGACTACTATATCAATCGTTCT